CAACAATAGTGGTTCTCGACTAATTCTACAGCACTGCGTCGATCACAATCGTTAAAGGTAAAGACAAAGACACCACCTGGTTTGAGTTTTTGATAAACCTCTTCAAGATATTTTTTAATTATTTCGAATGGTCTAAAATTAAAATAGTTAAAAGACAAGCACAATCCAAATTGTCCGTTAGGTAATTTCTCTAGTATCTCATGGTCAAGATCTTCTTGTACTACATAAGGTCTGAGACGATTTTGATATTGTTTGTTAAATTTTTCCATAGCCGGTTGTAAAAAATCATAGGAGAGATCTACCAAATATACAGGATCGTAAGCTACCATGTTTTCAATGAATGATTCTATACCCGGTCGAATAATCATTGCTGAATATTTCCAATTAGCGTACTGTGCTATTTTGGCGCGGATTGGAGTAGAATCTATTGAATTGCTCTGACGGATTTTAAGAATATCATCAACAAAGTTAATCTCTCCTTTGTCATATAAATTGTATCCTTCTTGTATCCAAGGCCGCTCGGCTTCTGAGATCTGATCTTGTAGTTCTTGTTTAAGTTGATCGTAAGAGGCTTGAAATTTTTTAAAACTATTATTAAGATCAATTAATTGCTGAGTCAATCCGGCATCTTGCACTAAATGAGTTATCTTGCCTAGTTCCACATTAAGAAAAGTTTGTGCAGATTCAGTGGACAACTGATCCATTTCGTTTTTGTAGGCAACAAGTTCACTTAGTTTTTTCATATTACCACTCAAATAATGTTTGGAAAGTGTTGTCGGTATTGGTAGCCGATTTTAAATCCCACTCCAACACACCTAATAAGTTATCTAGTTTTTGATCTACAACCGTGGCTTCCATTTCACCATCATCAAACGGCAATTCTTTAAACCACTGTGGCAAATGTGTTTCGTCTGTGGGATAACCAATACTGGTCCACCCAAGTGGATTTGATTTGAGTTTACACACAATTGTTTTCATGCCATCTACAATTTGTAAGCTGTACTTGTCACCGTTCATTTTACGCAGATTATTCCAGTTAATAGCAGCCCGTACATGGCCTGGCATATTGGCTTTGCCTAGCCGTTCTTCTTCCTTGCCATACTTGGTCAAGTTATTAACACGCTTAGGGCTACCTTTTTCCCAACCTGGACGCTCTTTAAACTTGTACTTAAACTCGCGGATCTTTTCTACTACTTGTTCTCGAGTAGCACCGGTCAAGACATCGTCGAGAATCTCACTTAAAAATTCTTGAATTACCTTGGGAGTATCTGATCTTTTTAAATCAAGCCCCATGGCTTTGACCTTACCTGGACTACCATATGTATCTACACGCTTATTTTCTTTGTCATAATATAGAACCGCGTATCGTTTCTTAGTGATAAACAACCCTTTACTAGCAACGATCTCTCGACCGCCTTGAATAACTGATCCCATTTCTCTAGGCACATGAAATGCAGTTTCCATGAATCCTGGAAAGCTGATATTAACTTGATCAGCAATTGAATTATATAACTGTACCGCGGTTTCTCTACTCCAAGACATGTTGCCTGCTTCTATTTCGTCTTTAAGCACAGGATAGGCAGTAAAATAACAACTATCAGTATCTCCGTAAATAATGGCTTCGCCCACATGGTCATACTTGCCGGTGATGCATTCGTTTACATACGCATCCATATGCTTGGCAATTGCACGACCAGTAAGTGTTGTGGATTGACCAATACGCTTATCAAAGAACCTACAGCCGGGGTTAAGAATAGCACCATACAAACTGTTCAAGTTAATCTTCTTAACCAGTTGACGCTTGTCCCAATATTCTTCATCTTCTGCATTTTTACATTCTTTTAATTTGGCCTGCATTTCTTTACGCTCAGCATACCAGCGTTTAAGCAAACCAGGAATAACTGCTTCTCGTTCGTAGGTAAAAATTGTGCCATTGGCTGACAACATCCAAGGTTGATTACTGTCAAACACAATCTTCCATACCTCTACGGCACTATGCACTGACTCTTTGCCGTCCTGCCAATCTATAGTGACTTCTGTACCGGCTTCCATGTCCATAACTGCGGTATATTCCAATGTAGCAAATAATCCTTCCCATGCGGCAGCAAAACTTGATCCTGAACGCATCTTATCAGCAATATATCGATCAGTCATGATAGGCCGTAGTTGCCCAACAATAGTTTCAGGTCCCATGTTAAGTGCTCTAATCGCCGACGGATATAGACTATTAATGTCTATACTAGCTACATATTCGTGAATGCCTTTGCGTGGGTAGGCCACATAAGCACCTGCGGCCTGTGTGTCGTCGTCGCTGTAGCGTTCTTTCCGATTGGGCACAACCATACCACGCTCGTGTGCTTCATTAATAATGGCCTGTTCTGTAACAGCTACAGCACCCATAGTAGTTTGCAATAACACAGTATTTTCATGTGCCAAGGTATTGGCCAAATCCAAGAATTTTAACTTTTTATCTAACTTGGCTAACAACAGGGTATCTTGTCTGTTGTATTCAATAAAGGTCTTGAAGTTTTGATTGTACAGTTGATCTAAAGTGCCTTCAAATGCAGTTTTTGATTCTTCTAGTTCATACTCACCGATAGCATCCAAACTATAACTATGGCGCTCTTCATAGGTATATTTCCTATACAGTTGCATATAGTCCATGTGTACACGACCAATTAAATCGTATGTTTCGTTTTCTGCGCCAAAGCGTTCGAATGTGCGCTTTTTAGGGTATTGATTCCACAAACAAAATCTGCGTGTATCATCTTTACTGAGTACTCGGGTAACACGATTAATTGTGTACGGAATATCAAACCCTTCGCTGTTCCAACCAGATAAGGCATCTGCATCTTCGATCAAATCTAGAAATGTTTTTAACATTTCACCCTCGTCAGCAAATATGATAGTATTTTCAAATTCCGAGGCAATTTCCTGTGCAGTTTCTCGACTCATATGTTTAGGCGGAATAACTAGAGTTACTAGTTGTTCCAACCATTGCAAATAAACGGATATAGCTGTAATAGGATTGAATGGATCTTCGGGACGACTAAAGCCACGATCAGGATCAAAGTCAACCTCAATATCGAAAAACGCTACATTTAATTTAGGTGCATCTTGACCTTTGTAGTTGTCTTCTAAGCAACGGAATACTGGATTGATATCAGACTCGAATAATTTCTTGCCTGATTGTATTTTTAGTTCTTTACGGAATTCTTTGTTGTTCCGCGTAGAGAATCTCGACACTGCGGTTCCATAGATACTTTGAAATTTACCTCGAGGATCTTGATAATAGAATACATAGTTGGCTGGATACTCGCGGTATTGCCGTTGGCCATCTCGGCGTTCAACTACATGTATGCGATCGTGTTCACGATCAAAAAGTGCATCAATATAACTCATTGTTCTCCTGTGGCTTATGGCCCACTAACCTTGATTCATGCTCGTAATGTGAGCGATTCATAAAATATTTATATTAACTTAAATTCTTTATTTTATTATACAGTTTTTTGTGCTAATTGCTCTTCAATCATTTTAAGTTTTTCTGGCCATTTTTCTTTGAATAACTTTAATAAATTTCTATTGCGTTGAGCTCGCCGTTCAAAATCTACAAGTGTATCATTATTATAGCTAAAATTTTTAAAATCTTCTAAAATACTAAGAATTTTTGCCATACGATTTTCTGGATGATCAATATTATCATACTCATGATTAACAATATCGTCGTACATATCAAACCCAATATCTCGTAATGCAGAAACAGAATTAGGAACGTTATACATTAACATAGGTCTGGGTAGTTGCAACGCTCTAAATATTTTTTCGCTAAAAGCAATAGCTTTACCCATAAAATATGTTTCGATGACAATACTTATTTTACTATCAACTATGGTCTGATCAAGGTCTCCATCAAAATTACGATACGGAACTTGTGATTTTATTTGATTATGTTCGACTATGAAATCTTCTCCACATTCTTCTTTATATATACGCTCAAATAATTCTTGTTTTTCGATGATGGTAGAACATTTATGAACTCTATGATCTAATAAAAATGATACTGACCCGTGGTCTAACAAATTTTTACGCACAAATTCATAAAACCATGTTTGTCTTCTCGAACATGCACGATGCATAAAGCAATTAAATAATTTTGTAGGAATGCGATTAATGTAGTCGGATTGATAACTATATACTCCCCAAAACTCTGGGGAAAGTTGTATATAATCAATAGGCAAAATATTGTCAGTTACAATAGTTTTATAAGTTGTAAATTCTTCGTCAGCAACAGCATCTCCTACTGTTATAAGACGCGACGGACTAGAAAATGTACTAACTAATCGTCTCACATCACTTCTGTAAGGACTCCTATCTAGACTTTTTTTATAAATTTGATCCTCATAAGGAACAACAGACATTATAGCGTCTTACCCACAGTAGTCAAAATTGTTTCCAACAGCTCATGATCCTGTTGTTCACGACCAAACTCGGCCTTGTGTGCCAGTTTAATAGCTTTTTTAAGAACATTGGGTTTGATATCTAATTCTTCAGCAATGGCCTTGACTGTGTCGTTGAGTCCGCCTTGCAGGGTTTCGATTTCTAGAGTGACCTGCATACCTTCGTTGATTACTTGGGTTAGTTTGGCCTGTTCGGCTGTGTTAAAAGTTCTGTTGTTGGACATGTAAATCTCCTGAGTAAGTGTTACTATTATACACGATTATTTGATAAAAGCAAGAGTATTTTGGTAAGGCTCACTTTAAGTTACCATTCCGGGGCACGACTCCCATAATAACTAGCCCAGCAGCCGGGCATACACTAGTAACCATAAGGTCCTAAGGTAGTGTATTCTATTTCGTACCAATGGTCATATAACGACGATATTTGGTTTGGGGATCCCGGAGCCGCATACTACCGTGATATAGCACTCGGCTTAGGGGATATCTGCGTTGTATGTCTTTGGCACTGTGATATTCTACACCGGGATCGTTGTCTCTGGCCTGCATCACAACCAGGGTGCCGGCCGGTATGTGATCAAACCAGGCCTGTTCTGGCATTTCGGTTAAGCTAGTATTGACCACTACACCTGAATCACCTAACTGTCTATAGTCTATTTCATTAGCATCAGACAACATATATTTGACATTTGTAGCACCAACTCGATCCAAAATACTTTGACTGGTATCTAACATTTCTGTGTTAATTTCCACATTAATAATGCGATCTACTTTGATAGT